ACCAGCACCACGAATATTCATACCACCCATAGATGCACCACCAGTAACGGATCTACCTTTACTGTTTACATTACCCTTCTTACCCTGCATTGCAGGAGTACTTACGGATCTAAGTGAGTTGCCATCTGCTTTGGTATTTCGTGCCATTGTTAGCCACCTACAACTTGGACTTGCTCAACCACTACATCAGCACTACCAGCAGTCAGTTTAACTGCTCTATTAACTAGAGGAGTTTCACCAGCGATTAGTTGTGCATCAGCATTAGTATAGTCTCCACTAGCACCAGATGAATCGATGTTAGTAGTAATAGTACCATCAGTTGTTGAAGCAACTGCTTTACCACTACCTACAGCAGAAACAAATGCAGCTGCGAAAGTAGAGTCACCACCATTCTGAGTAGAGATATAGTCTCCAGTCACAAACTTATGACCAGGAGTACCACCACTTTCTACAGTGATAACCATAGGGTTAGCATCAGTTGCAGATGCTATTCTTGCGTTTGCAGGTTTGCCACATGAGATTAACTCAGGGACACCTGCTGCTAGGGTAATTGCAGGTCCAGCATTTACTTGTATTGAAGATGCTGAAGTTGCCAAGACACGCAGTACACCAGACTTAACTGTGATGTAGGCAGTACCCGAACCACTTACTGTTTGCGTATCAATAACGTTTAATACTGACATTTTGAAAGAATACCTTTACTAGATTATTTATCTTGCTTAGACTTTAAGAATTTAGCAAGTTCTGCTGTGCTACCAACGAACATTGTGTTGTTAGTAACCTGTTTATCACTTGAGGATCCCTTAGGATTCTCAATATCATTTACTTTTTTATGAAGATCAGCAAGTTTATCAGCAACATCACCGACGTGTTTGATAAGTTGTCCTGCTACTTCATATGCTCTTGGTTGATCAGACTGTTGTGCGACATCCAAGATACCATTAACTGCTTCCTGTCCCTTCTCAATTAGATTATACAACTGTCCACGAGAGTACTCATAGTCTTGCTTGAGTTGTCCCTCAGTAGTCACAGGTTCTGCTAGATCACTGCGTTTTGCACAGCCACCTTCGTTCTTGACAATTGAAGTGTCAACGTTCATAGCATCAGAGATACTATCAAACTGCTTCATCTTGTCCTGTGGTTGGGTTCCATTGTTTAGAATCGACATATTCACTAGTTAATTCATTGAATCCGAAGTCATCATCTGCGTCAGCAGTGATAGGATCAGGTGTTACTTGATACCTAATCTCTCTTGGAGCATTAGGTGCCAACTCCTGCTTCGTGGAGTAGTCCACAATAGCCTTCTTGATAACCTCTCCAGACTTGTCTTGGACAGGACCGTATAGGTATGTCTTAGCAACAAACTGTAGAGTATAGACTAATGTCCTACGTGTATCATAATCACCCTCATATACATCCTCATAATCAATGGATGTTAAGGTAATGGGATAATCCCTATTCTCATTCATTGTTGGTACAAGATTCAATGTGATATTGAAACTTGGTTGAAAGAATGGAAGTATCTGCTCAAGAATCTGAAGACCATCGTCTTGATTCTTTGCCATTATTGCCAATTCAAAATTCAAATTATATGGTATTGGCATAAAACTTTTAAACTCTTTACCATCAGATTGTGTGTTCCTGATGTATTGAGTTGGAGATACTTTACGAGTTGCATCGTAATTAAATCCCTGTATCTCAAAGGATATCCTAGGAAGAGTGATCTGGACAGATGTCTTATTAACACCTACCTGATTCAATCTCTGTAAGAATTTCTGACGAGGACCATATGCCAGAGGCACCTTCATAACTTCAGTCTTTCCTGATGTCACACGACGCAATTCAATATTATTGAACAGAGTACCAAATCCGACTACTGTCTTCTTGATAATTTCGTGATAAGAATACGTGCCTAACATTAAATACTACTCCCCTTATTTCCAAACTCACCAAAGGGATTACCTTCAGTGAAATCAATGATGCCATCTGCCTGGACTTCAACTGCCCAGTTGGCTTCAGAATTATCATTCTGATTATTTATGGTATTATATGTAGCACTTGTCCATGCAGCACTAGATGTATTACCAGTAAGAGTCTCAGGTATACTGAAAATTCCCGACCTGTTGTATAGTACCAACTGACGTGTAGCACTATTCCAAGTCTTAACAGTAGCAGTAACATTAGAGTTACCACCTGTTACAATCTCCTCAGCAACAAAGTCTCCACTACCACCTTCAGCAACGTTAACACTTATTGCATTGGCATAGTTGACCTCAATTGCATCAACCTCAGTGATTCCTGTTTCGATGTCTTCGTCGCTGTACTGGAAGAGTTCACAACGGAGTCCCCAAGTATATTGTTTACCCAGTGTAAAAAATGGGACTTCATACTCGACAAACTGGATCTCAAAGATCTTATTTGCCATTGGGAAGTATACGAGATCGCCTTCATTTGGTCTACCCTCCACTATTAAGGTTGCGTTATCGTCAACAGCAGCAGTAAACCTTGTGCGTGATATAACAAAGGTACATTGGTCTGCTATCTGCACACCAAACTTTGTAAACATATCACCATCACCTCGGAATCCTGAGTTGTCTTCGATATAAGCTTCTATTAAATACGCACCCTCAAACTTTGACATCGTATCTTCACCGAAGACCGTATCTTGTTTTACTAAAGTCCTAGGGATATAGTATACATCTTTGCCGAACATCTTAATCTGCTCATTAACAAGACTCTGTTGCAAGTCTTGCTCACCTGTAGTACCTTGAGTAAAGTAAGTGTTAGTAGCCATGTTATCCTATCATGTCTAAAGGTGGAGTTTCCCACTCAGTGCGGAGTTGCTCTTCAAGATCTTTAAGTTCCTGAACTGCATCATTGTATATCATCTCTCCATTTAACGTAACACCACCTGGCATCTGAACGTTTTGGAATTTAGTCATATTCTGACCCCACTGTTTCTTAATCTTAGCAGAAGCATAGTCCTTGACCCACATGTTGTCATAGATCTCTGTCCATGTAGTAGGATCCAATGCTCTCCAACATTTAATAACAAAATAAGAATCTAGTAATACATCTGCTCCCCAATCCATGTCAAGATATAATCTATCTTGAGTAGCAATATAACGAGTAGGTTTGATTCCTTCTAATAGGAAATCAATTGTACCCAAGTGTTGCTGAATCATATAGTAATGGTAGAACTGTGTAGATGTAAAATCATACAAGTCATTCAAACGCATCTGATATCTAATATCAAACATGTTTGCAGTACCCTTATCAGTGAAAGAAAATAGTCCTTCAACAGATAATATATGTTGAGGTATCTCTAGGTAAGCATTCCTTTCTTCCCAATCAGAATTACCAGCAGATGATGTAGTCGTAGTGTCATTAGCAACAGCAGCTCTATCGATATCTGCCTGAGTTATCTTATGCTTTAGGTAGACTCTTTCAGCACCATCATAATGGAACTGTTGAAACTTCTGTAATGTATAATCAATAGCGTCATCGCATTGATCATCAGAGACATTGATCTCTAGTACAGGTTTACCTAACCTGCGTAAAGCATATTCTTTTAATTCAGCTTTGGTGTTGGGTTTTGCCATTTACTTATAGAGCAGCGATTCTAGTCTGGAAGTCAGCAAAGTCAGCAGACGCTGCTGTAACAGACTTAAGGGTAGCTAATGTAATTGTCTCTGCCTGTAATGCAGAGTCAGCAGTTGCACCTTGTGCAGCAGTAGCATAAGCAGTTGATGCAGTTGCAGCAGCAGTTCCTAGAGTAGGTTTGTTACTTAGATCATCATAGTCTCCAGAGAATACAGTTGGAAGAGTAACACTCATAACACCTGTAGAGGAGTTATAAGCAAGATCTCCACCAGCACTTATGGAAGCACGTGCTCTAGCGGTTGTATGATAAAGATTGCCTGATCCTTCTGATAGATCATCGGTATCAGCAGCAGCGATACGTGCGTCTGCTCTAGCATCTGTATAGTAAAGATTGTTTGATCCTTCAGATACTGTATCAGTATCACCCTGAGTATATGTCAATACACCAGTGGTGGAGTTGTATGCTAGTTGTGTGCTATTCTCAGAGATTGCAGCTCTTGCTCTAGCATCTGTATAGTATAGATTAGAAGATCCTTCAGAAACACCATCAGTATCAGGTGTAGTGTAAGAAATAACACCAGTGCCACTGTTGTATGCTAAAGATCCACCAACACTGATATGACCACGAGTGCGAGCAGCAGTGGTAAAGAGGTTAGTGCTGCCTTCAGTAATAGTATCAGAATTAATATCGGCTTGAGTAACAGATAGTGTATAAGTGTTTGCAGCATCGTCGTATACCTTCTCGACTCCAGTACCAGCGATGATAACAGCATTCAATCTGTCATCTACTCTCTCATCTGTATAATACTTGTTAGTTGATCCCTCTGCTACATCATCTGTATCATGGTTGGATAGAGATGCGATAGTTGTTGGGATTGTGTATGAGATAACACCAGTAGAAGCATTGTATGCTAAGTCTCCACTTACACTGATGTGTCCACGAGTCCTTGCAGCAGTAGTAAAGAGATTAGTAGAACCTTCGGTTACGTTATCAGTATTAATGTCTGACTGAGTAACAGAAAGTTCTCCACCACCCGACAACTCGACACCTGTTCCGTAGGTGAAGTGAGTCCTCGTTCTAGCTGCAGTGGTGAAGAGGTTGGTAGATCCTTCAGTGAAGTTGTCAGTATTAAGATCTGACTGGACTGCACTTAAAGTGAGCATATTACCTGCATCATCATATGTTGCAGATATGCCTGTACCAGCATTGATTAAGTTATTAACTCTATCATCTACTCTCTCGTTGGTGAAGTATAGATTAGAT